AAGACTTTTAAAACCCCAACCGCGAGGATGGATTCCTCAACGCACAAGATACACATGAGAACTCTCCTTTTCCTCCCCTCGGCATCGCCGGGAGGCGGGAAAAAAGAGGAGCCCCTCTCTCAAGGGACTCCATGAAAGCTGATACGCAGGGCCGAATCTACTTATCAGAGGAACTTATTTGCAAAGATTGTTGGAATGTTTCACGTCCGGATACTTCTCAGCGCAACCGTCGAGCGCGCAGAGGAAAGCCCGAATCTCATTCTTCGGCTTCCCATTAAAGCTCGACTCGATCACATCCGCCTTGAAGATCACGTTAAGCAGCGGTCCCTTATACTCCCCCCACTGAGAGGGATCCTCAGGATTCGCTGCCGCTCCCTCCCAAACACCAGGGAGAACAAGCGTCGTGTGCTGATCCGTCTGCGCATCTCCAGGAACCAGAACCTCCTCCATCTCCAGCCCGCACGCGTGAACGAAATCCCAGATTGCAATGCTGAACTTTGTAGAGAGCGGATGGAAGACCTTAATCCCCTCAAGAGGAGCGCCATTCGCGGTGAATCCCTGGTTATTCACGATCGTCGTCTCGACGTTGTAATTAACCCCGTCCCCCTTCTTCGTCAGCTTCGGGCGAAATCCATTAACCTGAAGCTCATAGAGGCCAGTTTGTGCAATCGGGGAGGTAAGGGAAGCGCGGCTGAAACCCATATCAAATGCCATATTCGTATACTCTCGATTCTTTCTCTCTTCGTCTCTCGAAGAATGGTTCGTGGTGCGTTGAGGTTTGGGAGCTGCTTGGAGGGGAGCTACTTCTTTCCGCGCTTCATAGGCTTCTTTTTCGGAGCCACCTTAGTAAAAGTCGGCTTAGGAGCAATAGGAGTCTGCGCTTTCGTATTCTGAGGATTACACGCAGAGCAATCACAATTAAAAGGGGGCCTTTTAATAGCTTCGATCTTTACCCCATCTGGCATTTTAATAAGAACCTCAAGGAGGTTAATCTGCACGGTATTAAACTCTTGAGCATTTCTCAGACCTCTGATTCTTTTCTCTTGAGTTTCAATGATAGCATGAGCATCATTGATCTGATTAACGAAGTCTTTTCTCACTGAATACTCATTCGCCAACCTTGCAGTAATAGCGGTAATATCCACTCTCAATTCTCCCTTTCTTCGGTTAAGAATTAAAGCCAAGGGGACTTTAGCTTCGCCTTCTCCGCTTTATGCTTCGCAAGCATGGCCATTAAATCCGGCGGCTCCGTGGCATTAAGCAGAAGTGTCGTCGAGGCTAGAATCTCCTCATCAGGTTTGCACGTCACGGTGTAGACATTCTTCGGACCAATTTCAATCCGAAAAACCTCATTAAAGAGCGAAAGAACCTTCGCAAGATACTGGGGATCAACGGTAACTTTTCCAGTAAATTTCGTCTCATCCTTCGTAGAACGAAGCTGATCTTTCTCATTCCTCTCGTGAAAGACGAAGATAATGTTTCCAAGAGAAGAAAACTCTGAGATCCAGTACTTGATGTATCGCTCTACTGCATTGATAAGATCATAGTTCTTCCCAATGAAAACCTTCCTCGCCGGACCTACCTTAACAATACGTGCCAGCGAGGAATCCTGCTTCATGATCTCGTTCTCCATATACTCTTTCATATATGTAACGGAATCAAAAACAAACGTAGCAGGAATTGGTTGCCCTTTTAGCTTCTTCATCTGCCACATGGAGAGTTCACTCTCCAATGTAGTCATTGCGGTTGGTTTTTCTTGGTTAGCGTCATAGAGGCTGGTAATGAAGACTCCTGGTTTGCCAGCAAGGCTTGCCGCTCGTCTATCAAAATCGTAGTATGCGATAGGTTTTGGTGCTGTTGCAGCAAACCAGCTCTTGCCTGTCTTCGGGAGTCCAAGTATAGCGATTCGGAGGAATTCCTCTTGCTTAATATCAGCCGTTGGGATTCCTCGCATTCCCTTGAACATGTCTCCATATTCATTACTTGGAGACTGCGGCGCTGCTCGGAGTTGTTCCTGCAACGCTACTACTTGCTGCTGCTGTGCTGGGGGTATCTGCGGCGCTATCGCCATTCTTCATCTCTCCATTCAGAACCGCAAGATCAGCTTCTACTTCTTCAGGGGTTTGTGGATTCACGAATGGAACTTGCATTTGAACAGTTCCAGTTCCTTCTATCGGAAGAATAGGGGCATTTGTAACTCCCATATCTGAGAGAACTTTACACCTATTACACATCTGGAATAGCGAATCAGAACCATCCTCGTTAAGAACAACCCAAGAAGCCGGGCGCTTGCATTGGCATTTATTAACCAATGTCTCGTTACAGAAGCCAATCCAATCCCCATTAACAAGGGGACGTGTTTTATTCGGCATCAAGATTCCTTCCCAACCATCTCTGTATCCCAGATTGGTTTCGCAGAGTACATCGAGTCAATGATAAGAAGCTCATCCCTCTTTGAACCCTGCCTATGAATAGGTAAATACGGACAATCTCGCATGAACCAGGAATTACACATCCCTGTATTACGTTGCGCGTGCCCAGTTTGTACATACGAGAGGAGGGAACGGAATATATCCTCCCCAGTTAATAGCATCCTCTCTTGATAAGAAGAAAGCTGTTCAGTTGTCTTATAGATAGGTAGCCGACGGAACCTATCCTCAGGTTTCTCCGTTGGAGTTTTTGAGATAAAATTCATAAGAATCCTATCGCATCTCCTCTTCAGGATCATCTCCGGGGGAACAAGAGAAGGGAGGATCTTTCCAACAGCATAGATATATCCCGTCGGTCCCTCATCAACTTCATACTTCCCCGCAGGGTCACTACGAAATGAGTTCATCGTCTTGTGATCCAGTGGAGTTATATGCGTTCCATCGTCAACCAATACGTCGATACGCCCACTAAGGAAGCAGGAAAGGAAACCCCTCACAATTCCTAGTAGGACTTCCCTCCCCTTCCCAAAGCCAATCTCCGTTCCTATAACACGAAGACGCTCGTTATCGGGGCTAAATTTAAGAGCATAAGAAATAATCAGAGTCGTAAATCCAATCACTCCCCCGATTACTTTATACTCCTTATGCGCCGAGTGGAAATTCATCTCAGCAGCCTTCCACTCTTCAGGAGCACGAGTTGTAGCCCAGTCAAGAATGTTAAATCCTGGCTCCCTGAAGATGGTGTAATACTCTTCAACCATCTTATGAAAGAGTATCCCAAAATCCAGAAACCAACTCCTCCCACCTGTACGAAGCTGCACTCCATCTACGAAGGCAGTCATAAAGTGAGAGGGGCAGTTTCTAAAAGTACTCAGCATGTGATTATCAAGAGTTAGCTCAAAAAGCCCTGTCTCCTCATTAATAGCGAGCCAGTGAATCTCAGGATGATCTTTGAGAAAATCAATCATTCGGAAGATTGAAGTCCCATTGAATCCAGCCTCGATACAAGCATTGAGTTGTAGGTTAGAAAGGTCCAAGTTTCCCTTCCTGAATCTCTCTTACTATGAGCGTAGCATATCCTGCTTTATCTGCCCAGGAATCCTCATAGCTTGGATCGCCGTTAAGAATTCTTGCTGTCTTATGCGCATCCATCTCAAGGGCTTCTTTTTGTGAAACAGTTAGAAGATGCCAATTACGAGTATTGCGCATTACGTTCTTCAAGCTCTGCGCAATCAGAGCGTGACCACTAAACTGGCCATACGTTTTCTCTCTCTCAGCGAGAATAGTTTCAGTTGTTTCCTTCATCTCTTTCTCTCCTTTCATTTTGAAAGCATCCGCGTAATTAGACGCCTGCAGTAACTTTAATATATAAGCTCTGCATTCATCACAATTACAATTGAATCTCACATGGTTCATTTTGAAAGCATCTCCATGATCTGTTGCGGTGTCATTCCCGAAGCCATCATAGCTTTAAGAACAGAAGAAACTTTCGCTCCCTCAGTTGTGCTCTTAATTCGCTTCGTAGTTTTCGTAGTAACAGAAGCCTCTGTCCCGCCTTCCTTCTTCAGAAGCGGAGCATTAGCAAAGCGGTGCATGTAGGCATTCTTCCGAGTTTCTCTCTCATCTAACATCCCGGAAAGAATCTCCCGATGATACTCAATCGAGAGCTCCAACTCATCATCTGAGAGAGATATGATCTTGCGCTGAGAGAAGAGCCAATTTAACCCCTCAAGGCGTACGTGCTTAGCTCTTTTCTTGTACGTCGATGTTACATTCCCTTCCTCATCAGTGCGTTCATATGTCTTCGTCATTGTCTCCTTGAAAAGAGTAATGTCGCTTAGACATTCAACACAATAAAGAGGATCAATCGTTGAGGCGAAGTGTGTACAATAGAGCTTGAAGCACTTCACACATCTAGCTATCTTTATCTCCGTAAGGAGATTCGACGCCAGACACGTTGGACAAACGGAGTTCGGTGAATCCTCGAACACACTCACCTTTTATCCTCCTACTTCTTCAAAAGGGAATTAGCCTTTTGTGCGAAATCAATAGCCCTATCCTTATCCTCAGAACAGTAGGCAACTTCATCAAAGTGCCACGTCCAATGAGCTTGTACGCAAATGCCACGAGTGACACTAGTGCCACCAGAGAGGTAGTAGTAATCTACATTATGTGGCATAACCATTGCAGTTATACCTAGACTACCTAGGCTAACTGCTCCAAGAAGAGCCGCACCGAGAAATAAGTCCGACCACTCAACGTTGTCGAGAAAATCAAGCATGTTTATCCTCCTATCTCTTCCCTTTACCATACTGTTGTTCGGAGATAGCTTCTTTAGCTCTGGAGATTTCCAGCGCTAACAAGGACTCTGCTTCCGGTATTCTCCCGTTGAAGAATAAAGTAAGCAGAACCCTTGTTAAAGCTGAGCTTTTGGATTTATATTTGGGGGTATTCAGGAGGGCGTATTGGGTTGTGGTAACTCGAATTCCGATACCACGGGTTTTTTGGGGGGTGGACATTCTTTAAGTGTACACCGGGGGTGCGCGGCCAGTCAAGTGGGCTAAGTGCCTTTTTTTCAACCACTTAGCCCTGCCCCTTGACTTCCCGCGCTTTTTTGCCCCTTGCCCGGCCTACGTGATTATGTCTCCTGTAATTACAGTTTCAGGAAGAAGCCCCGTCCATTTACAGACATTAGCCTCATAGGAAGAGGTATTATTGTTATCGGAAGGGGGTGCCCATTTAAGGAGGGCTGCGTGAATTGTTAGCCCTAGATAGTGATTCAGAAGGAGTTCCCGCATTGCGTCGTAACCAGATTCAGGAGTGGGAAATTTAGCAAAGCGGGGAATTTCTCCGCTAGGGGTTGTCTCAAGAACTGCCCCAAGAGGAACCATCCACTTTGAGAAGTTCAAATTCCCGGGATTATTATTTCGCTGGGCACGTGAAGAGGGAATCTCAAATCCCTCCTCCCTAGCAAGAGCTTTCATCAAGGTTAACTTCACGTTCAAATTCAAACCGGTCATTGTAGTTCCTTTCATCATCGAGATCATCTTGAGTTATAAGACGCCCGGACCTGTCATAATCCGGATCAGAATACCACGGGAGATCATGCTCAGAGGGTGGGTTTAGCATTCAAAATCTCCTCCGGGGGCGTTGCTTGCTTGTTATGCTCAGTATCACTAGGAGAATATGGGATTGTAGGATCATAATACTGACAACCAAAGAACCTACCTCCCTTATAGACTCCTTTCCTTGTTGGATAATGAATCCACACTTTCTTAGTTCCTAGGAAATTTTTCG